ATTAGACCTGACGAGAGAACACTTAAAGCTCTAGCAACAGTTGCCAACAAGTATCCAGAGATAGTACAATTTCTTGACACATGGCGGCAGCATGAGTTAGAAACTTTACCAAGTGTAACTAATAACGTGACACTACAACAGGGGCGGTGTCAGGTTCTTGGTGAAATATCCAAGTTAGTTAATCAATCCCCTACTATAGCAGCAAAGACATAATGTCAGCTGACTAACACGCATACCGTAAGGAGCGAAAAATGGCAATACCAAAGCAAGTTCAAAAACAGTCTGAGGCAGTACAAGAGTTGTATAAGGAGTTAAATGACGAAGAAGTGAACGAGAACCAAGAGGTCGAAGAGACTCTTGAGAACGTTCCCGCTGCCGACAGTGTAGACGAAGTTGCGGCTACTCCTTCTGAAGAGCATTCAGGGGGAAACCAAGAAGATAGTACGAACTGGCAACAGAAGTACAGAACTCTTCAGGGTATGTATAATGCTGAAGTCCCACAGCTAAAGCAACAGTTGCAGGAACAAAGCGGTAAGATTAATCAATTTGAGAATCTGTTTGCTACTATGAATCAGCAGCAGCAGGCTCAAGCTCAGCAAGCTCCAAGGGGTTTACTTACGGAGCAAGAAATTGAGGAGTATGATGAATCTATCGGAATTATGCGTAAAGTTACCCAAGAAGAGACAGGTAATTTGGGAAGAGAAGTTAGCGCTTTGAAAGCTCAGATTGCTCAGATGGCCCAGAATACTGTTCCTCAAGTACAGCAGCTTGCAGCGCAAGTTGGTAATACTCAGGAAGAAATGTTCTGGAATAAGCTATCTGCTGTTGTACCTAACTGGCAGGAGATTAATTCCAATGAGAATTTTCAAGATTGGTTGCTAGAGACTGACCCACTATCGGGTATAGCAAGGCAGGCATACTTGGATGATGCTCAGCGGAATTATGATGTAGATAGGATAGCTACGTTCTTTTCAACTTGGTCTGGCTTAAACGGTAATCAATCTGCTCACCAAGGTAAGTCTGCGAATCAAGACGAGCTAAATCAGCAAGTTGCTCCTAAAAGAAGCAGAAGCGCTGGTGCTGCACCTACTGGATCGAATAACAAACAATCATGGTCACAAACCGATATTGGCGCGTTCTATGATGATATTCGTAAAGGTAAGTTCAAAGGTCGTGATGATGAGAGGGCTAAAATTGAACGTGACATCTTTGCCGCACAGGCAGAGGGTCGCATTACTTAAACGTGTTAGGAGGCCAAGATGGCATACGCAACATCCCCTGGGCACCCGCAGTATACTGGTAACTTTATTCCAGAAATCTGGTCGGGTAAGCTCATCGAGAATTTCTACGATGCAACAGTGCTCGCAGCAATCTCAAACACCGACTACGAAGGTGAGATTCGTAGCATGGGTGATACGGTTAATATCCGTACTACTCCTGAAATCACTATCCAGACCTATGTTAAAGGTCAGACACTTAATGTCGAGCAGCCAGATAAGCCTAAGTTGCAGCTGATGATCGACAAAGGTGAGTACTTTGCATGTATCGAAGATGATGTAGACGAAGTACAGGCTGACATCAACATGATGGATCAGTGGTCAAAAGACGCTTCAGAGCGCATGAAGATTAAGATTGACCAGCGTGTCTTAACTGATCTTCTTCCTGATGTGTCTGCAGCAAACAAAGGTCAAACAGCTGGACGAATCTCTGGCGATATTGATCTTGGTGTAGCTGGTACTCCAGAAGCAATTACATCTACTAATGTTATTGGTAAGATTATTGATATGGGTACTGTGCTTGACGAAGCTAACGCTCCTGAAGGTGATCGCTTCCTAGTGATTCCTGCTAAGATGGCTGGCTTAATCAAGCAATCTGACCTCAAAGATGCGTCTATCACTGGCGATGGTAATACACCTCTCCGTAATGGACGTTTGGGTATGATTGATCGGTTTACAGTGTTTGTAAGCCACAATCTTTACAAGAACGGTTCTGAGTTCAGCGTTATCGGTGGACATAAGATGGGCTTCACATTTGCATCACAGATGACAAATATGGAAACTATCCGTTCTGAGACAACCTTTGGTAATATCATTCGTGGTCTTCAAGTTTACGGCTATAAAGTCGTTAAGCCTGAAGCTCTTGCCACAATGATTGTTACCTTGTAGTAGGAGGAAATCAGATATGGCTACATATACAGACTCACACGGCTTTAATAAAGGCAGTGCAGGTCATTCGGCTAAAGGTCTTACCCGATTGACTATGGAAGAAGTGGTTCTTGATTTCGCTGAAATCACTACAGCTCGTACTACAGCAGGTGCTACGGCTCTTGCTGCTGGCGACATTATTGAAGTGATTTCAATTCCAGCGGATTCATATGTCATGGCTTGTGGTGCAGTTACTCAAACTGCTCAGGGTGCAGCGTCAACTTTCCATATTGGAGATGGCGCAGACGCTGACGGTTATGTTGCTAGCGGTAATGCTAACGTACTAGGGGGCACAGCTTCCAACGGTGCGCTACTGATCGCTAACAATGCGGGTAAATATTATGCAGCTGCGGACACGATTGATATTACAATCGGTGCTTCAGGTGCTAACCCGACTGCAGCTAAAATCAAAGTGTGGGCAATCATCGCTGATTGTGCATAAACGATTGGGGGGCGGGTCAGGTTTCGCACTGCGATGCCCCCCTCTTACTTGAGGTAGGCTATGGCAAAGATTGATAAATCTAAAATGGCTTGTAATAAGCCGAAGCGTCAGGTTTCAGGTGGTAAGAAATTTGTTGTTAAGGCATGTCAGAACGGCAAAGAAAAAGTTATTAGGTTTGGCGATGCCAACATGAAGATTAAAAAAGACCAGCCAGGTCGCAGAAAAAATTTTCGCGCTAGGCATGGTTGTGACAGCAGGCCACCGTCTAAGATGACAGCTAGATATTGGTCGTGCAAGAAATGGTAAGTTATGGGTAAGAAAGACGCATGTTATCATAAGGTGAAGAGCCGCTACAAAGTTTGGCCCTCAGCATATGCATCAGGGGCTTTAGCTAAGTGCCGAAAGGTTGGGGCGTCTAATTGGGGCAACTCTAAAGTTAAGAAGACTACCAGAAAGAAGAAGTAAGATGGCAGTCAGAAAAACAGCAGAAGGTGCAAAACTAAAGAGGTGGTTTAAAGAAAAGTGGGTTGACGTTCGTACGGGCAAACCCTGTGGCAGACGAAAAGGAGAAAGTCGAGCTTATCCTTATTGTCGCCCATCTAAGCGGGTGTCATCTAAGACGCCTAAAACTGCGTCAGAGATTTCAGCTTCGGAAAAGCGTAGTCGTCTTGCGCAGAAGAAAAGCTCAAAGCGTGTTAAAGCGGTTACATAGGAGAATAAAATGGCTTACGAACCTGGTGCAAAAGTTAAAGGCGTTAAACATACTAGCAAAGCCGCTAATAAGAGTACACAGACAGCATCAGCTATGGATGTAATTATTCAGATTGCCCCACACGCTGGACAGATTGGTGAAGCTTTGATGTATGGGACAGGTGCACTTGGCGCTGGTGCAACGGGCTATATGGGCAATAAAGTTAGAAAAATGATAAAACGTCACGATAAAGCGACAGGTTAGGAGGACAGAATGGCTGGGAGATGGTTAAAAAATATAAAGGATGGCGAGATTTACGGGTGGAATGAAATCCTTGCCGCTAATCCTATGTGTAAAGAAGTAACTGAGGAAGAAGCATTCCCAGAAAAATTTATGCCAAAGAAACAAAAAGGGCGTAAAGCAAAAGTAAACTTGGAAACTGAAGTTGTAGATGACACACCAAAAGTATCTGCAGAGTTAGAGGATGAGGCTACTAGGGGATTAAGTAGGGCTAGAGATGACAAAGGCCATTTCATAGCTGATGACCCTGATACGCCCGAGAATGAGGCATGGGTAGATGATTCTAAATGATGTTGTAGCAGAAGTTCGTAATATAATTCAGGATTCAGATTCAAACGCATATCGCTATACAGATGCTATGCTTCTTAAATTTGCGAATCAAACGCTGAAACGTACGGCTATATTCAGACCTGATTTATTTGCGCTGCAAGCAACTCTTACTTGTGCTGACGGTACAGTAGTACAATCAGCTCCTTCTGATTCTATAAGACTTATGGAGGTCTATTACAATACTAACGGGAATGGCATTATAGAAACCACCCGTGAAGTTTTAGATCAAGCATACCCCGCATGGATGACAGATAGTGCGGCTAACACCATAAACTGGATTAGAAATATTCGTAATCCAAATAAATTTTTTATATACCCTAAAGCTCCAACTAGTCATCAGATTGAGATTGAGTACGCGCAGACTCCTCCAGATTATTTAGGTACTGCTACTGTAGCTCTCTTACCAGATGCTTATTTTCCTGCTATAATTGACGGTACAGTATTCTTAGCTGAGTCTATAGACAATGAGCATGTTAACTCAAATCGAGCTGCACTTTTCCAACAGTCCTTCTCGCAAGCGCTTGGTATATCATCGCAGACAAGGCAGATTACTGATACAGAAGGTGGTGGAATATCTGAAGAGGAGGTTGTCTAATGCCAACAAGATTCGACAGTTTAGTGACAAGGCTATCTCCAAGTGTCCCAGGTTGTCCACAGCCTGTAATAGAGCAGTATGTACGAGACTCTGCTATAGATGCATGTGAAAAAACTTTAGCATATAGACACATACAGACTAAGATACCACTAACAAATGGGGTGTATGATTATCCCTATGACCCCCCTACTAACACTGAGGTTCATGCGTTTCTTAGTGCTACTGTCGATGGTACACGTATGAAAACTTTATCTTTAGAAGAGTTCCAGGATAGATTTCCTAAGTGGCCTGACTCTCCTCCAGCCGATTATAGCGTTCCTACACATATATCACAGCTTGACGCCGATACATTTATTGTCGGGCCTACTCCAGATGCTGCAAAGACTTATGAGATACGTATGGTAATCGCAGTCAAACCATTGCGTACATCTGTAGAGATGGACACTACAGCTTTTGATGAACTAGAAAATATTATAATGCATGGGGCGCTTCAGAATTTATTGATTTTACCTGAGAGAACTTGGTCAGACAGAGAATTAGCAGCATATCATGCTAAACAATTTTTACACAAGACAGCAGAACGTAGAGCTAGGGCTAACCTTGGTGCTGCTAGAAACTCGCTACGTGTTAAACCAGTGGCTTTTGGGTGAGGTGATTTATGGCAGATGTAATTAGATTAGTAAAAGGTAATTCTAAACCTGACATTGTAGCTACATTAACTGACGATACTACTGGATCTCCAATAGATCTTAGTTCGGGTACTACTACAGTTACAATAAAATTTAGAGCTTCTAACACCACTACTGTACTTTCTACTATAAGCACTAACAAGGTTAGCGGCGGTGCTACAGGGCAAGTGCAGTTTGATTTTTCTGGGGGTGTACTTAACGTAAACCCTGGGATGTATGAAGGTGAAGTCAATATAGATTTTAACGGGGCTATACAGACAGTCTACGATCTTATGAAGTTTAGAGTACGGGATAGCTTCTAATGGCCCGCATACGCGTAGAAGCCGCTGCTAAAGGTGCGTTGGCTCTGGGCGTATCGGCTAGTACGGCTAAAGCTGAGTATGATAATCCTGGGATAGTACTTAGGGCAGAACCACAGGACGGTGAAGTATTTATATCCGCGTCACCTATAATAACTGAGGTGATATACAGAGCTTCGTTTAATACTTTAAACCACGAAATATTCCTTACTACTAGGCCTATACCTGTAACCTTTATTCCAGCGGTTAATTTCTCTGTAGTGGATAGTACCCCACTATTTTCTATAGAGCCGTTGTATATTGACACTGTGACTATTAACGAAGTACTAACGTTTGACGCAAGCGCTAGTCTAGTTGACACAGCTAATATAGTTGACACCCCGTTTATTACTGTGGGCAGACCACTAGCCGATTCTTTTAGTTTATCTGATGCGCAGTTGTTTAATGTTGGTCTTAGCCGACAAGACACAGCTAATATAACTGATGGCCTAGCTTTCAGTGTGTCATCTACAATGGCTACCGACTCAGTTAGTATGACTGATGTATTTGATTATACAAGGATTTTACCTACTTTAACGCCGTCAGACAGTGTGTCAGTTTCTCAAAATATAGTTTTACAAAGCACTAAGCCCGTGGTAGATTCAATTAGTGCATCTGACAACACGTATGAGATAGGTGCATTCTTTGAGGGGGACGGCGGGTTATTTAATTCAGCGGGGCTAATCAGCGAAACGCCTCCTTTGAACAAAGAGTTCGCGTTGCAGCTCTTTAGCACCTGACGGAGGTATACATGTTACAAGACGAAATTACAGTTAAAGGGCGATTAAGCATAGTACTTATTGACCAGTTGGGGCTTGTAAAAGAAGAACATGATTTTGATAACTTAGTCGTAACTACGGGTAAGGGTTATATAGCGTCACGTATGAAAGATGCTACGGCTACTGCTATGAGCCATATGGCAGTGGGCACTGGTACTACAGCAGCGGCTGTAAGCCAAACAGCCTTAGTTACAGAGGCTAATAGACAGGCTCTTACGAGCACGGCAGTATCAGGCGGTGATGTGACTTATTCAGCTACATATGGTAACGGGCAAGGTACGGGCGCTTTGACAGAGGCGGCTATCCTTAACGCATCTAGCGGTGGCACTATGTTGTGCCGCACAGTATTTAGTGTGATTAACAAAGGTGCTAACGATACATTAGCAATTACATGGACAGTAACGGTGTCGTAAATGACAAGCTACTCTGAAGTAAAAGTATCTAATAATAGTAAAGGCACCTTAGCAGGAGGTGTTTCTGCTAACCAAGGTACTTTATCTTTGTTAGGTGGTGAGGGGTCAAAGTTCCCCACTGTAACAAATGGTGAATATTTTTATATCACAGTTACTTCTTCAGCGCTTAGTACTAACACAGAAATTATGCGGGTTACTGGTAGGACTGCGGATACGCTTACTGTTAAACAAGCAGATGGGTCTGCTAGAAATCTCAATAATACATTTTCAGCTGGAGATTCTGTAGAGTTGCGGACTACAGCTAACGCTGTCAACGATTTGTTTGATCTAGAAAACGTACTACCCGATGTTCCTACACAGCCTGATAGATTTCAATTTAGATCTACTGCACCCTCGTGGACTACTTCAAAGTACATAGGGCCTAACGGTGTAGTTACTACAGGAAATTTGCCATCCAACGTGGGGGGGCGTGATCGGGATATTAAATTTGCAATAAAATCCGATGGCACAAATGCTACTTACACAGCCCTTAACCCAGCCGATATATCTGACGATAACAACACCGATACTGGGTTTCTAAGTATTCCTGTGCGGGGCCACTATGATTTATCACACATGCGTGGGACTACATTTGCCAGATACCTAAACGCTTCTACTAATGTAAATGCTAGCGGTGGTTATGCAATGTCAACCAATATTAATGACAAGTATGGAAATGCTGAAGGTCATGATATAGCTATACAAGAAGGTTCGTTAGCGTATCTAGCTAACGTATCTGATAACAGCAGTCAGTATGGTGCATATGGAGAATGGGCAGCTGCTGATTCTAATGGTGCTGTAAACAATTCTAATACACTAGCTATTGATAATACAAGAAAATGCACAGGCATAGCCCCAAGTAGTAGTGATGATCTTGCTCAAACACCTCAAGCAACAGCACAACAATGGATCGGTAAATTTCTATATCCGCCTGCAACACAGGCTGGTAATGTAAACATACCTGTAGGAACTTATGTAACAGGTTGTCAGATAGGAACTTTTTATTCAGTAACACTAACTCTAAACAATAATATAACTGTACCTGATAATACTAGGATTCAGTTTTACACATCTAGGGTTACTCAACTCGGAGAAGAATACAGCGCTTCTAGGTTCGATGGTGTTTATTACAAGAGAGAAGCTACAGCACCTGCACCTAGAACTATGAATAGCCAGACTGTAACTAATACAAAAGAAGACGCTTATATGCCCGTGTCAGGGCAAATTGCAAATGTATATGTAGCCACAGGACATAATCATTCAGGTTCGGGGGAAATTACTAGTACAAATTATTATTTTGACTACGCGACAAATGAAACAAATGGTGATTACCCAACAGCAGCTGGTGGTCATTTTGGTGTAACTGTTAAGCCCCAAAGTGTAAATTCTGTGTTTACTATTAAACTTTATAGTACTGTTTACAAGTCAGCTGGCTACGCAGGATTAGGGTTTTATTGTGATTACATTGACGCTGATCCACAGCCAAATAATAGCAGGCCCTATAAAAATCCTTTAGATAATAGCGCAGCTAAAGCAGTGTTTTTAGTGGGTCGGCATATGCATATAGACAGGTTCAAGCAGCCTGAGTTTAATTTACCTGCTAGTGCAGCTGGTGACTATGATGTAAGCGCATTTTCTAGGGGGCAGATTACTCCTGGAACATGGCCTAACGATTCTAGTAGTGTAACCCAACAGCCACAATCTAATAATTCAACTGGAGATTACGTCACCCATAATGATGGTGCTGACACTGGTGGTGCTTCCGATGATAACAATTATTTTGCGGGTATGTGGCATCTTAACGCCCACGTACATAATGGTATTATGGGGGTGCAATATTTTAGACCTGGGGTGACTGATAAAATAAGGTTCAGGCTACACGTTTTTAGAGAAAGCAATGACGGTACGGTATCACTCCAATATAAAGCTGGATCTAGCACTGTAATGGTCGTAGAGGAATACGTATACCCCTATGGGTCTTTTGGGTTTGACATCCCAGGTGGTCTTGACACTACCGCACATTGGAACGGGAATTTAGTATGACAAATTATCACGATATACAATTTGCTAACAATGCTTATGGTACATTGTCACAAGCCTACGCTACCACTGCTACCTCTATTGTATTAACTGCAGGTAACGGAGCTAGGTTTCCTGCGCTTACAGGTAGTCAATATTTCTTTGCCACACTGCTGGATACATCAAATAATTTAGAGATCGTAAAAGTAACTGCTAGAAGTACTGACACATTAACTATTGTTAGAGCACAAGAAGGAACTACGGCTAGAGCTTTTAGCACCAATGACAGGGTTGAGCTACGAGTTACAGCTGGTGGGCTTACTATATTATCTGATCTAGATGAAATACTACCAGATCAATCAGCAGCTAACGGGCAAGTACTGACAAGCACAAGTGGCGCTGCAGGATTTTCAGCCTTAGATGTTACTGATTTTTCTAGCCAAAATAACACTAATACTGGGTTTTTTAGTCTTCCAAAAGGTACTACAGCCCAAAGGCCAGTGTCACCTCAAACAGGCCACATACGATATAACACCGATCATTACGGGGGAGCTAGACCAGAGTTTTATGCTCAGAATAGTGCATGGCTACCACTTAACTCACCTATATTAAATAAGTATGTAGTATGCGCTTCAGCTACTGCTTCAGGGGATAGTTCTGCTAATACTGGTAAGTTTCCTATAACTGGCGGAACGTGGACTAGCGCAGGGTTTACAGCAAATGAGTTTTCGCTAACCCCTGTAAATAACGGAACACATAACATTTTAGCAGTAATTCTTAAACCTATGTCTGCTGAAAGCGTATTCCTTATAGAAGTATCAGGAACTTTTCACAGTAGTAATGGTTATGCTTATGCCACGATTGGAAGAAGTACGGCTACTACTGCAGCGGGTACAACAGCATCAGCGACTACAAAAAATGTTGGGCATCTTAGACGCGGCGGTGATGGTACAAGCAATGACGAAGCTGATGCTATAGCTTCTTGGCATAACGCTGCTCATGTTCACACAGGTGGGCTTGCTACATATGATACACCAAGTACAACAGATTTTGTAAGGTATTGTATACATTTTACTATAGCAGGAAATCATAACATGTATTTACCTTATGGTGGCGTAGCTACTATGACTGTGACAGAATTAGATGGTACGGGCACTACTAAAGTAGCTACTGATGCACCGTTGGAGGTAAATAGTTAATGGTAGCTGTAGCTTCAAATAGTTCTAAGAGTACCCTGACAGGTAGTATAAGCACTACAGATACTACTATAAACCTTACCTCAGGCGAGGGGGCGTTATTTCCGGCTGTGTCAAGTTCTGGCACAGATTACTTTTACATTACACTTATTGACACAGCGTTAAATACAGAGATTGTAAAATGTACTAATAGGTCTACTGATGCTTTGACTATTGTGCGGGCGCAAGATGGCACTACAGCTAGAGCGTTTAGTACTGGTGATAGAGTAGAGATGCGAGTTGTAGCAGCTCTTATCAATGATCTGTTCACACAGACTCAAGGCGGCGGTGGGCAGCGTATAGAGTATTATGGGTTTTACGTAGACGGTGACGACTTAAAAATTGATTACACAGCTTCTGGCAGCACAGATAATTATGTAGATTCAGACTACCCAGCAACTTTATTTGTACCTGGGGACATGCAGGTAAGTATAAACACTAGCGGGCATCTAATATTAACAACGAGTTAGGGTGAAGTTATGGCAACAATAGATGTAGGAAAAATTAAGTTTACTTGGAAAGGGGCGTTTGCCACAAGTACAACTTATGAAAAAGATGATGTTGTTAGCTACGCAAGTTCTTCTTGGGTTTATGTAAATGCTGCGGCAAAGACAGGCACGGCAGCTGGTGCGCCTGCTGATGCTAACTCAGCGCATTGGAATGTTATGGCTGCAGGATCTAACCCCCTAACTACACAGGGTGATATACTTACACATAATGGCACCAGCACTATTAGACTAGCTAGGGGTGATGCTGGGCAAGTTCTTACAGTAAGCGGCAACGATGTTGTATTTGGTAACGTACAACAAACTAATGTGCAGTCTGATAAGTACTTAGTACCTAATTATGATCAAGTTGTTGCGCACAATGCTACTAACACATACGGAGCTTCTGGTTCCAGAGCTTGGTTAGCAGACTATGCTAATAACTGGGTTCCTGAGTGCGGAATACCTAACCCCGCTATGGGGCCAGTTATGTTCCCTAGCAATCATACGTACGGAAAATATAGAAGCACTATATATCTAAATCAAAACCACGAAGTTGTAACATGGGGTTTTGATGAATATTATTTTGGAGGCGGCAGCGCAGGTAATAAAGGTAAAACTGGCACTAGTGTTCCAATATTTCATGAGTATGGTGGTTTAGCTGATGGTGAATATTTTGTAAGACTTTGGTGTACAGGTGGTACGCTAGCTTGCCTTACAAATAAAGGGTCATTGTTTATGGCTGGCTATAATGGCTATGGACAACTTGGCACAGGTAACACAGTTAATTATTACGGGCTTACAAAAGTTCCATGCTTTGGGCCAGGAAAGACACATAACAGTCTAGGTACAAGAGTTGTTGGTTTCCATATGGCTGACGGCGGAGATGGGTATCGTAACTACACTAGATGTTTTGCTATTGATGAAAACCTTAGACTATTCGCTTGGGGGTATGGTGCTGCTAGTGCATTAGGTACAGGTAGTACTTCTAACCAATCCCGCCCACAACTTATCGACCAAGTTGATGATGTTATGATGGTACAGAGTGGGTATCAATCTTCTGCTATTGTAGATACAGACAGGAAATTGTATTTTACAGGGTCTAATGGGCATGGCCATTTTGGTGATGGTAGCACTACAAATAGAACAGTATTCACACAAACCACAGCAGCGTCTAACGTTTACCAATTTAACATTATTACAGCTGTTTACTACACATCTTCTTGGACATGGGATGGCACTAGCCACTACCTAAACACAAGTGGTGAGCTGTATGGTGCTGGGGAAAACGGCTTTGGGCAAGTAGGGGACGGCACTACTGCAGATAAAAATGGGTTTACCAGAGCTGGATCTTCTATAACTTTTTCTAGTTTTTATTACACAGGTAACTCTAGGGATCTTAGTTGCGCTGGCATAGGAGGAACTCCAGGTGGTATGCTTACCTCTGGTGCTCAAGTCTATACTTGGGGTTATAACGGTACAGGTGCTGCAGGTAACGCAACCACAACTACCGTAAATGCTCCTGCTGGCCCTGGCACGGCTACACTATATACTAACACTTGTACATCTACTGATTGTGAGGGTGCTCCTACTTCTACAGCAGTTGCGTTTCCGCAGACTAACATCTTACAGATATGGCCTGCTAAAGGTATAAACGGGCAAAGTACGGGTCAGTGGTATATGCGAGATGGTACTGGCAAGATATGGAAATTTGGCTATAACTCGTCTACTGAGTACTACAGAAATCTAACAGCTAATATTGTACTAAACAAACCTCGGTTAGATGCGAGCCCGTGGAATACCACTGAAAGTTTTTCAGCTGATCATTTTTGGTTGGGGGAAGTTTCCCGTAAAGTTATTGCTTTTCAAGGTGCTGGGTATTCGTACAGCAGCCAGGGGCATCAATATGCTTACATGTCCGATGGAACAATCTTTGGTCTAGGTTACAACGGATATGGTCAGTTAGATGAGGATGATGCGTTTG